ATTGTGCACGGAGCGGACTGGATCATCGATCCCGAGTTCTTGATCACAACGACTCTGGAGACGCACAACGCCATCCACTACGGCAACACGTCGCTACTCCCCCGAGTAACCGTGGAGCGCAGATCTGGCGACACGAAACTCTGGTAGAAAGGTTGTGTGACATGGCAGAGAGCATCCTGACCAGCGTCAAGAAGGTGTTGGGGATCGATGAGTCGGACGAATCGTTCGATCTGGATGTCACCATGCACATCAACGCGGCGTTCTCGGTTCTTCAGCAGCTGGGTGTCGGTCCAAGCGAGGGTTTCGCCATTTCCGACGCCAACGACGACTGGTCTCAGTTCATCGGCGAGGACAAGCGGCTCAACATCGTTCCCTCCTACGTCTACATGAAGGTTCGATCGCTGTTCGATCCCCCAACAACGGGATACCTGGTCGAGGCGCTCAAGAACCAGATCAACGAGGCCGAGTACCGCCTCGCCAACCTCGTCGACATCGATCCGGTCGTAGTCGTCATCATCTAGGGGACAACATGGCAGATCCGCAAACTCTTCAAGCGGTCGTAACGACCCTTCCCGAACTGGCGGGGAACCAGCCGATCCAGAAGATCGCGCTGTTCAGTCCAGACGGAACTCCATGGCCTGGGGTCATCACACCGGATGCCGGCGCGTACTACACGCTGTCGGTTCTTCTCGGCGTTCTGCAAGGGACGATCGACGATCTGGTGGCTCGTCAGGCCGAGCTGGAAACAGCAATGGAGGAGTACCAGACCAACCAGATCAAGCTCTTGGTTGGTGAGGAACCCGTGCCAACCGGTCTCAAGAACGGCACCCTGATCGGAAGGTTGACGACAGCGCCATGATGTACAGCCGCAGCCAATTCTTCGGGATCCCCTACGACGACAACATATTGCCTGGAGCCATGGGGCTCGGCGATAAGGGATGGCCGACACACTCAGAGTTCACCCTCTTGGTGACGCAGAGTCGTGTTGCTCTGGCCTACGGCAACGACTCGGTGTTCACTCCTGAGGTGTTGCTGCTCCCGTTCCTCGGCAAAGCGGCGTCGATCGGTTGGCAGCTGGGCGAGGTCGAGTTGGGGCATGTTCCCGACCCTCAGACCATCTACTCCTTCTGCTGGGATCAGTACTACCCGTTTCAGCAGTATGTCGGTCCCAACGCCGGCTACGCCAAGCAGATGATGGCCGTCCTTGACGGCACAACGAAGCGGTTCGGGCTCCAGGTCGCCAAGTACAATCCCGGCTTCGGCCAGGACTATTACGAGTACTTGGCGAACGTCGTTTCCCTTGTGAACGGGAACGGAACTGTCCTTGCCGGAGGCACGTATGCTCTCGGTACCAGTAACCGCTACCGGTTTGAGGTCGAGGTTCGAGAAACTGCCCCAAAGGTCACCGTTCGGATCTACAAGTACACGAACCTGAACGCAACCACGTCAACTCTGGTGCACACGATGACGGGTAACCCGACATCGACTGCGGCTCGAGAGTGGCGACTCGGCAACTTCGACGGCGATCCAGCCATTCAGACCGACCAGTACAACGTGTTCTTCCCGATGGGTTGGCCGGGTACGATGGCGACTCGGATCCGTAACGTGGCCACATTCTCGACGTCAAACCTTGATGGTCTGTCGCCGTACACCATGGGTAAACCTCGTGGTGTGGAGTGGTCGGTCTGGGATGAGGCGACGCAGAGCGAGATCCCTCTTCTCGGCGCCCCGAAGTACCACAAGGACGGAGCGGAGATCGATATTCGTTCGATGTGGGACAATCCGGTTCGTTTCCGTGGACGCATCGAGACCAAGAACAACTCGGCAATCTTCAATCCGGCCGGCACGGCGTACGGCGAAGATCCCAAGCAGAAGTACCAGATCTACGTTCCAAACGACAGACCAATGCCTCCGGGCGGATGGCCTCTCGTAGGGTTCGTCCAGGTTGGCTACTACTCGGTTGGTTCATGGTCCGACATGTATTCAGAGGGCTACATCATCATGCGGCTTCTTCTGAGTATGGGTGTCGCGGTTGCAGCGATCGGTGTCCGAGTCGGAGATCTGGTTCAGTCGTGGCTTTTCGGAGACTTCCGACCGGCCAAGTTCCCCACGGCGATCATCGATGCCAAGGCGGCTGTTCGACACATCATCGACCACGCCTCAACAAACGGGGTCAATGTCGCCAAGATCTACCTGGGGGGACACTCTTCAGGCGGGTCGATCGGTGGATGTGTCATGTTCACGAGAGACATGACGGACAACAGCCATGGAACGAACTTGACGATTGCCTCGAACGGCTGGCCCGGCAAAGCCGATCCTCCTGTCGCCGGCGCAATCCTGCTGGATGCCCCGATCAACTTCCGCAAGACGTGGGACGAGGATCCGTGCGTCCCCAAGGCCTCTCTGCCGTGGCAGATCTACGGAGTCCCCGGCGGCAACGCACGCGCTGCCATCAGCATGTACAACGGTGGGGCACCAACCGATCAGACGATCGACACAACCCAGATCGAAATCTGGGATTGGATTCAGGTGGCAACTCACTTGCGTCCGGTGTTGTTCATCGGGTCCAACGGTGACACGGTTGTTCCTGCGCACAACGGTACGCATCTTCGAGACGCATACCTGGCCCGCGGTCGCACCGACTGCACATATTTCGACATGGGTGGCGTGAAGCACGACTTCATGACCAACATGCCTCCTGCGGAGCTCATCAAGTCATGGCTCCAAGAACAAGGCGCGATCTAGAAAGGAGTCCAATGACCACGCTCGAAGAGAACCAAGCGTTCCTTGCGCACTTCGGTGTGAAGGGAATGAAGTGGGGTGTCCGAAAGGATCGTCCCGGTGGCACAGCGCCTCGAACGTCGTCGGACTTCAAGAAGACGGATGCGCTTCGTGGTCGGCCCGTTTCATCGTTGTCCAACAAGCAGCTGAAGGAGCTGAACGAGCGTCTCAACCTCGAGCAGAACCACAAGCGGCTGAACCCGACTTCGGTGGAGCGCGGCCGACAGAAAGTCCAGAACATCCTCGCGACGGTGGCTCTCGGGGTCACCGCGTACAACATCGTCAACAGCCCGGCCGGCAAGGCGGCTGTCAACCTCGGCAAGAAGGCGTTGAAGAAGAAAGCTGCTACCTAAGCCGTCGTGTAGAGAGGAGTAGTACGTGCTTTCAAACACTGCAACTCCTCGCTACTACGGTGAGTTCCGAGCGAAGGTCCTGGCGGGTGAGATTCTCGTCAATCGAGAAATCTCGTTGGAGATGAACCGGATCGACGACTTGATCGCCGATCCAACAGTCTTCTATGACGATCTTGCGATCGATGGCTTCATTGCCTTCTGCGAGTGTGAGATGACTCTCACCGATGGCGCGGATCTCTACCTGCTGGACACCTTCAAGCTGTGGGCTGAACAGATCTTCGGCTGGTGGTTTTACGAAGAACGCAACGTCTTCGAGCCCGGTGTCGATGGCCAACCCGGCCGCATCGTTCCGAAGATGATCAAGAAGCGTTTGATCACCAAGCAGTACCTCATCGTGGCTCGAGGCTCGGCCAAGTCGATGTATGCCGCGCTTCTGCAGGCCTACTTCATGACGGTCGACACCGCCACGACCCACCAGATCACCACGGCCCCCACCATGAAGCAGGCCGACGAGGTGATGTCTCCCTTCCGTACCGCCATCACAAGGGCACGGGGCCCCCTGTTCCAGTTCCTCACCGAGGGGTCACTACAGAACACCACTGGTCCAAGGGCGATGCGAGTCAAACTTGCGCCAACCAAGAAGGGGGTCGAGAACTTTCTCACCGGATCCCTGCTCGAGATTCGTCCAATGTCGATCAACAAGCTTCAGGGTCTCCGACCAAAGATCTCGACGATCGACGAATGGCTCTCTGGTGACATCAGAGAGGATGTTGTTGGTGCTGTTGAACAGGGCGCCTCCAAGTTGGACGACTATTTGATCGTCGCCATCAGTTCTGAAGGAACCGTTCGAAACGGTTCTGGCGACACAATCAAAATGGAACTCGCAGCGATCCTGAAAGGCGACTATCCTGCTCGTCACATCTCCATCTTCCACTACAAACTCGACGACATCGAGGAAGTAGGCCAACCGGAGACGTGGCAGAAGGCGAATCCGAACATCGGAATCACAGTCACCTACGAAACGTACCAGCGAGACGTCGAAAGAGCCGAAAAGGCTCCCGCTTCCAGGAACGACATCCTCGCAAAACGGTTCGGCATCCCGATGGAAGGTTTCACGTACTACTTTACGTACGAAGAGACGGTCCCGCATCGTCATCGAACCTTCAACGAGCTTCCTTGCGCGCTTGGAGCGGACCTTTCAAAGGGTGATGACTTCTGTGCGTTCACGTTCCTGTTCCCTCTTTCCCGAGGGGCCTTCGGAATCAAGACAAGGAGCTACATCACAGCACTCACGCTGCGTAAGTTGCCCGGAGCCATGCGAGCAAAGTACGAAGAGTTTCTCCAAGAGGGCTCTCTTCACGTTCTTGAGGGAACTGTTCTTGACATGATGGAGGTCTACGACGACCTCGACGGCTTCATCATCGACAAGGAGTACGACATCCGTGCGTTGGGCTACGACCCCTACAACGCAAAGGAGTTCGTCGATCGATGGGAAGCTGAGAACGGGCCGTATGGTGTTCAGAAGGTCATTCAGGGAGCAAAGACCGAGTCAGTCCCTCTGGGTGAGCTGAAGACACTTAGCGAAGAGAGACTTCTACTCTTCGACGAGCTGTTGATGTCGTTTGCGATGGGTAATGCCATCACACTCGAAGACACCAACGGCAACCGAAAGCTGCTGAAGCGGCGACAGGAAGAGAAGATCGACAACGTGTCCGCTCTTATGGACGCTTACGTCGCCTACAAAGCTTTCAAGGAGGCATTCGAGTGACCACATTCACGAGAGGAGGTGGAGCAGCATGGCGATCATGACGCGAATTCGACACGCTTGGAATGCGTTTGCGGAGACGGACCCATTCAAGATCGAACCAGGTACGGGGGCGGTTTCTTACGGCCGTCCTCCGGATCGCCCTCAGCTCCTCTTCAGCAACGAGCGCTCGATCATCGCATCCGTCTACACGAGGATCGCGATTGATGTCGCCACGATTCCGATTCGACACGTCGAGTTGGACGAGCGTGGGCGATATTTCAAGGATCTCGACAGTGAGTTGAACATGTGTCTCCAGTTGGAGGCCAACGTCGACCAAGGACCCACGGCATTCCGTTTGGACGCCGTGACCTCGCTGTTCGATCGTGGTCACATCGCCATCGTTCCGATCGACACCTCTGTCAACCCGGAGGCCCAGGACGAGTACGACATCTTCTCCATGAGAGTGGGGCATATCGTCGCTTGGCACCCCCGACACGTTCGGGTGAGCCTGTTCAACGAGAAGCTCCAAACTCGACAAGAAGTCGTGGTGGAGAAGAAGAACTGCGCCATCGTCTACAACCCGCTCTATTCGGTGATGAACGAGCAGAACTCGACTCTTCAGCGACTCATCCGGAAGCTCAGTCTTCTCGATGTCGTCGACGAGCAGTCGGGGTCTGGCAAGCTCGATATCATCATCCAGCTTCCCTACGTCGTCAAATCCGACGCCCGAAGGAAGCAGGTCGAAGAGCGCCGGCAAGAGATCGAGATGCAGCTCCGCGGTAGCAAGTACGGCATCGCGTACGCCGACGGCACTGAGAAGATCACTCAGCTCAACCGGCCTGCAGAGAACAACCTTCTCAAGCAGGTCGAGTACCTGACGAATCTTCTCTACAGCCAACTGGGGATCACGCCGTCTGTCATGGACGGCACGGCCGATGAGGCCGCGATGCTGAACTACTACAACCGGACGGTCGAGCCGGTTCTTTCCGCGATTGTCGAGGCGATGCAGCGAGCTTTCGTTGGTCGAATCGGCATGAAGAAGCGGAAGCGCATCATGTACTTCCAGAACCCGTTCAAGCTGGTTCCGCTTTCTCAGCTTGCTGAGATCGCCGACAAGCTGACTCGTAACGAGATCGTCACCTCGAACGAGTTCCGTGGGTTCATCGGGATGCCGCCATCTGACGACCCGAAGGCCGACAAGCTCATCAACAGCAACATGCCACAGCCGAAAGAGGCTGCAAGCGCTGGGCTAGACGAGGTCGGTCAAGCCGTCAACGAAGTCTTCCAAGGTCTGCTGGACGACGTCGACAAGATGGTCGCGGGAACGAGCGATGGTTGACGTAGCTGGATTCATCCATGCTGCAGCCCAAGACTATGATCCTGTAAAGGCTCATGAGTACTACATGCGGACCCGAGAACTCAAACCTCGAACCGCGGCAGGGCTGAAGACCACTGCAAAGAAGGAGGGTTGGCAAGATGCAAGAGAGCAGATCGATCGAGAGCAGAAAGCCACCCTCGACGCAACATCGCGAGCACAGGAAGAGGCCCTAGCCGCCATTCGCTCCGGAGCACAGGCCATGCGCGAGGCAATCGCGGCCAAGCTGAAGGAAGCTCTGTCCAAGCTCGACGAAACTGCAGAGACGGAACGCGACCGCATAGCCGGCCGTCGTGCCGAACTACTGCAGAAGGCCACCGACGAGGCAAACCGGAAGATAGCGGCTCTGCCGCCGATTCCACCCAACGTCGGTAAAGCAAAGGCTGCTCAGCTTGCAGCCGACAGACGTGAGGCCATTGCTCGAATCAAGGGTGATGTCAAGCGTGAACGTGAACAGATCGCTGCCGATTCAGCAAAAGAAGCTGAGACGGCCAGTGAAGCAGATTCACGCCAAAGAGGATCGGCAAGAGGTTCGGCCAACCTTGACCGTGAGCAAGTCGCTGCTGGTCTCAAGGACAGCATCGTCAAAGCCCAGAAGAATTTCACTGTCCTCAAAGAAGCGGTCAAGGCGAAGTACGAAACCAAGTACCAATCGGAGTACGACGCCATCAAGAACAACCTTTAGAAGGAGGAAGTCAAAATGGAAGCAGCCGATTTCAGTGGCTACGCCACGAAGGCGGGTCTGCGTTGTTCCGACGGTCGGACCATCATGCCGGACGCGTTCCGGAAGCAGCATCAGCAGACGGTTCCGCTGGTGTGGATGCACGGCCACAAGGATCCGGAGAACGTTCTCGGACACGCAATCCTCGAGAACCGGGAAGACGGGGTGTACGCCTACGCCTTCTTCAACAAGTCGCCGAAGGCGCAGCACATGAAGGCTGCTGTCGACCATCGCGACATCACCCAGCTGTCGATCTGGGCCAACGAGCTCATCGAACGCTCCTCGCAGGTCCTGCACGGAGTGATTCGGGAGGTCAGTCTCGTTCTGGCCGGCGCCAACCCCGGCGCCATGATCGACCCGATCTCCATCGTCCACTCGGACGGTGGGGTCACCGAACTCGACGACTCGGCCATCATCACGACCGGCCTGGAGATCGTGCACGGTGACGAAGCGCCTCACATCATCGTCGACGACTCGGACGACAAGTCCGACGACTCCGACGACAAGAAGGAGGACGACGACAAGGGCGGCGACGCCGATGCCGATTCCGACAAGGACGGCGACAAGGACACGAAGGACGACGACTCCAAGAAGAAGGACGACAAGAAGGACGACGACAAGTCGGACCTCAAGCACGCCCTCTCCGAAGGTTCGTCCATCCAGGATGTCCTCGACACCATGAACGACGCTCAGCTCGAGGCCGTTCACTACCTCGTCGGAGAGGCCATGACTGGCTCCGAAGACGCCAACGACAACGCCGCCCACAGCGGCACCTCACAGGAAGGTTCCACCATGCACAACGTCTTCGAAGGCGACGACACCAAGAAGGACCAGCACGTCCTGACGCACGATGCCATGCAGGGCATCATGCAGGACGCCCAGCGTCTCGGCTCGATGAAGGCCGCGGTCGAGGGCTACGCCATCAAGCACGGCATCGAGAACATCGACGTGATGTTCCCCGACGCCAAGGCGCTCGACAACACGCCGCAGTTCAAGCAGCGTCGGATGGAGTGGGTCGAGGTCATCCTCGGCGGCACCCACAAGACCCCGTTCAGCCGGATCAAGTCCCTCTGGGCCGACATCACCGGCGACGAGGCCCGTGCCCGCGGCTACATCAAGGGCACGCTCAAGAAGGAGGAGTTCTTCTCCGTCGCCAAGCGCATCACGACCCCGACCACGGTCTACAAGAAGCAGGCGCTGGACCGCGACGACGTCGTGGACATCACCGACTTCAACGTCGTGGCCTGGCTCAAGGCCGAGATGCGCATGATGCTGGACGAGGAAGTCGCGCGTGCGATCCTCCTGGGTGACGGCCGTGCGCCGGAGTCCGAGGACAAGATCAACCCCGACTGCATCCGTCCGGTCGCGTCGGATCACGAGCTCTACTCGACCAAGCTCTACGTCAACATCAACGACGCCAACTCGTCGTTCCAGGAGGTCATCGACCTCTGGATCAAGAACCGCAAGCACTACCGCGGCACCGGCAACCCGGTGATGTTCACGTCGGAGACCTACATCGCCATGGCGATGCTCATGAAGGACGGCATCGGCCGGCGCCTCTACCGCACGCTCGACGAGCTGGCGGCGGAGCTCCGTGTCGAGAAGATCGTCCCGGTCGAGGTCCTCGAGGACTACCCCGAGATCGTCGCGATCATCTTCAACCCGTGGGACTACAACGTCGGCGCCGACAAGGGCGGCGAGGTCAACATGTTCGACGACTTCGACATCGACTACAACAAGCACAAGTACCTCGTCGAGACGCGTCTCTCGGGTGCCCTCGTGAAGCTGAAGTCGGCCGTCGTCATCCGCAAGGTCGCCGGCAACGCGACGCTCGTGGCCCCGACCGCTCCGACCTTCGACGAGGCGGCGGGCGAGATCACGATCCCGACCCAGACCGGTGTGGTCTACAAGAACGTGGCCGGCACGACGCTGACCACGGGCTCGTCGCCGTACACGGTCCCGGCGGGCGAGACCTACAAGGTCTTCGCCTTCCCGTCCTCGGGCAGCTACTACTTCGAGAGCACCGAGGAGGACGAGTGGGAGTTCTACAACTCCAACAGCTGACCTAGTCGGCTACCTAGCCCTGAAAGGGGGTGTACCTGATGGCGAGATATTCTGGAAAGGTTGGTTACGGCCACAGTGTCGAGACCAGCCCGGGCGTTCACGAAGACCAGATCACCGAACGGCAGTACTACGGAGACGTGGAACAGCAGTCACGGCGATCGGAAGACGGACCCGGGGTCAACAACAATCTTGCTGCGTCCAACGTGGTGAGCATCGTTGCGGATCCCTACGCCAACGAGAACTTCCACGCCATCAGGTACATCCGCTGGGCTGGGGCACTCTGGACCGTGACAAACGTCGAGGTAAAGAGGCCCCGTCTGATCCTGAGACTCGGGGAGGTGTACAATGGCCCCACGTCTTGAGCTTCAAGCTCTGTTGGAGACCATCACGCCGAACGTCTACTTCCAACCCCCTCCAAACAATCAGATGCAGTATCCCTGCATTCGATACGAGAGGGCCAAGGCGGACGCCAAGCATGCGGACAATAAGTTGTACGCCTACACCAAGCAGTATCAGGTGACAGTGATCGATCGTAATCCGGATAGTGATATTCCGGATAAGGTCGCCCAACTTCCAATGTGTGAGCACGATCGTTTCTACACGGCGGACAACCTCAACCACGACGTTTTCAATCTGTTCTTTTAAGGAGGAACATCCAATGCAACTCACCTGGGATGGCATCGGAGAGAAGGAGTTCGAGACAGGCGTCGACCACGGCGTGCTCTACCTCCCCACCAACGGTGTCTACGACAACGGTGTCGCCTGGAACGGCCTCACCGGTGTGACCGAGTCGCCGTCCGGCGCCGAGGCAACCCCGCTCTACGCGGACAACATCCTGTACCTCAACATGACGTCGGCCGAGAAGTTCGGTGCGACCCTCGAGTGCTTCATGTACCCGAAGGAGTTCGCGCAGTTCGACGGCCAGGCCACCCCGGTCGCCGGCGTCTCCGTGGGCCAGCAGGTCCGCAAGGGCTTCGGCCTGTCGTACCGGACCCGCAAGGGCAACGACGTCGAGGGCGACACTCTCGGCTTCAAGCTGCACCTCGTGTACGGCGCCACGACCACTCCTTCGGAGAAGGCCTACGCGACCGTCAACGAGTCCCCCGAGGCGATCACGTTCTCGTACGAGCTCTCGACGGTTCCGGTCCCCGTGACCGGTCTCCGCCCGACCTCCATCCTCACCATCGACTCCACCGAGGTGGACGAGACGAAGATGAACGAGTTCCTCGACATCCTCTACGGCACCGAGGAGAACGACCCGCGTCTCCCGCTGCCCGACGAGGTCATCGAGCACTTCCAGGGCGCGGCCCTGACGGTGGCAACGCCGCTCAACGTGACCTACAACTCGGGGACGCACACCATCACGATCCCGACGGTCACTGGCATCACCTACCGGATCGACGGCGAGCCCGTCACCGGCTCCGTGGTGCTCACCACCGGCCAGACCAAGAAGGTCGAGGCGACGTGGAACTCCGGCTACAAGCCGCCGACCACGCCCTACGACAAGGACTGGGTGTACTCCTACTAGGAGCCGCCGGCACATCTGGAGGGCTGGGGAGTTTAACCGCTCCCTGGCCCTTCGGTCGTTCTATATCCACCAGAAGGAGACGCAATGGCTGCATACGACCTCGAAATCCGTTCGGGGATCCCCTTCTCGAAGTCGTTCGTCATGACCCTCCCCGAGGGGCGATCCTGGTGGACAGAAGCAAGTGACTTCGAAGTCCTCTCGCAAGTGAGGAAGAAGGAGGATGTGACGTCGGATCTCATCCTCGATCTCGCACAGTTCATCCAGAAGACCTTGACCAGTCCTGATGTGGTGCTCATCGATCTCGTGATGAACGGTGCCGCAACTCGCCAGCTGGTGGCCTCGGGCTTCTACGACGTGATCGTGTCCGATGCCGGCACAGCCGACGCTCGCGCCTACCGAATCTCACACGGTAAGGTGAAGCGTTACTCCGTGGTGACCGCCGAGGCGGTGGCGCCATGAGTGATATTCCCATCGAAGTGGTCATCACAGACCCACCGCAGGATCCGGTCCAAGTTGTGATCGGTGATGCCAGTGAAGCAGTCAGCAACGCTCGCATCGCACAGCACAAGGCCGAAGCCGAACCACACGACGCCTATGACGACATGCAGTCGCTGTCGCTCATATTCGAGAACGGACTCTTCTGATGACCCTCGCAACCAACATCGCCAACGCCTTCACTCGTGTCGGCACCGAATTCAAGGCCATTCGAACCCTCATCGGTGGTTCTGGCACGGCCGGAATCTCAGCCCTCACCACGACTGACAAGTCTTCGCTCGTCGCGGCCATCAACGAGATCAAGGCCAGCAACGCTCCGGACGCAACGACCACGACCAAGGGCATCATCGAGATCGCCACCCTGGCCGAAGTGACAACCGGTACCGACACGGCCCGTGCAGTCACTCCCCAGGGGGTCAAGCAGGCCTTCGATGCGGCTCTGGCCGCTGTCGTTGGTGGAGCACCCGGGGTTCTCGACACCCTGGACGAGCTCGCAGCCGCTCTCGGTGACGACCCGAACTTCGCCGCAACCATGGCGTCGTTCATCGCGGCAGTCGGTGACACCAGCACGAACTTCGTGACGACGTTCGAGACAGCGCTGACCTGATGAGCCTCGTGTCGCAAATCCAAGCCCTCGCCGCTCGGATCGGCGCGGAGGACAAAACCCAGAACGAACGCCTCGACCTCCTCGAGACTTCCCTGGGTGATGTCAACGGAAACAAAGCTCCGCTGGCGTCCCCCGCCTTGACTGGCACCCCGACCGCACCGACCGCGCCGCCTGGCACAGACTCGACACAGATCGCGACCACCGCGTTTGTGCTGGCCAACGCACCGTCATCCAGCGGTTTCTCGACCACGTTCATGTTGATGGGAGCTTGACCATGCCATCTCTTCGCAAGGTTCTCGGCCAGGTGGCACCGGCCGCTACGACCAACACCGACCTCTACACGGTGCCCGCCTCCACGCAGACGGTGGTGTCGACGTTGACCGTCGCCAACCGCGGCCCATCGGCCGGGGTGTTTCGCGTTGCCGTCCGCCCCGACGGCGCTGCCCTCGCCAACCAGCATTACGTCTACTGGGGGATCGAGTGCCCCGCTCAGGACGCTTTCGCTGCGACGATCGGCCTGACCCTCGACGCCGGGGACGTGGTCACAGTGTGGGCGGCCAACGACCAACTGTCGTTCAGCCTGTTCGGTGAGGAGGCGTCATGAGTCACGGTTTCGCCCGTCACGGCCTCGCAGTCACCCCACCGTCGGGTGCTGGTGGGGCGTGGGTGCGCCCCTCGGACTGGTTGGCGCTCACCACCCCCGACATCAGCGAGCAGAAGATCGTCGGCCTGCACGCCGTCCTGCCGGGCAACAACTGGGTCGCTTTCACGCTCTCCGGTGCGTACACGGTCGACTGGGGAGACGGGACCACAGAGAACTTCGCTGCCGGTGCGACCGCCTACCGCAACCTCGCATGGTCGTCCTACGACACGTCGACTTTGACGACCCGTGGATATCGGCAAGCGATCATCACGATCACCCCACAAAGCGGCCACGACATCACGTCGTGGAACTTCCTCGTGAAACACAACCAGCCC